TTTTAAAGCTTTTTGTTTAATAACAATCCATTCATCAATTTTTTCTATAGTTTTTAAATCAATTACTTCACCAGATTTTACAATTAAACAATAATCCTCATCTCTAGAAACAAAATCATTTATAGCCGAAATAAAAGATTTGTCTTCTAAGCTTATTTTAGGGTATGACCAATTAAAATTTTTATAAGTTTCACTGTTTTCATCGTCTAATATATAAGCAACTTTACTTGTTTTATAGTCTTTAGCAGGAGAAATTGACATTGGTGTTCCTAGAGCTTTTGTAAACTCTTTGAGTATTTCACCTATTTGATTTGTGTTTAAAGACTTCTTAAAAAACTCCAAAACCTCCTGATAGTTCATGCCCAACTCAGACCATCCAATTAAATAATTTATAATCCTGTCTTTAATGTCTAATGGATATGGAACACCCTTTGGTCTTGCAAATCTATGAATCCATTTCAACCAAGATAAGCATATGGCCTTTCCACCATTCTGCCTTGTTTTTTCTTGAATGTATCCTTCTTCACCACCAAAACCACGGAAGTTAGAATTAAATTTTGGCCAAACATCTTTCCTCATGCAAAATAATCCTAGACCCTGCATAGGTATTTCAAACTTTTCTTGAGTTAAATGCCTAGAATCTGTTTCCCAAGTTCCATACATTTGTCCACGCCACTCAGGTTTAAAGTGAGTCGATATATTTTTTTGATCATCGTAAAGCAATGGTCCTTGAATTAAATCCTTAGTGTCAATGTTTGCGTAAATATATTCTTTTAGTTTTTTAACAGCATCTTTAACCAATAAAACATGACAGTCAATACACATTACAAATTTGCCAGTTGCTACTTCAAACACATGGTTTCTTGAAGCAGATGTTCCAACTTTATCTGGCCTGTGAAAATATTTTACACCAAGAGCATTGCAAGTATTTGCTGTGTCTTTGCAAGATTCTTTTTTGGTATCAACTACGACTAACTCTACATCTTGTAAATCTTGATATGCTTTTAAAGCTTCTAAAGTGAAATAAACCCCATCAAAATCATCGTATGTGGCCATGCCAATTGTAAGAATCATATTTCCTCCTTCTATTTCCTAAAACAAAAAGGCTGCTGTACCTTTATATGATACAACAGCCAATATTTATGATCAATCCTTTTTTAACCTTCTTTTGCAATAAATCGAGCACCACTTGTGGCACAAATAATGTTAACAGTAGAAGACGGAACAAAAACACTATCAAAGATTAAATTGCCACTTGCTGGTATTTTAAAAGAAGAAGTAGTGTTTGCTGGTACTCCAAAATCTACATACATAGCATTTGCTGACTCATTTTGAAAATATAAATAATGCCTGTCATCATTAGTAGAAAATATTTGCTGACTTGTATTAGAAGCGAGTATGGTTGAAGAACCATCTGCAAAAACTGCTGGTCTTGAAATATCAACAACTGGAATACCAAAACTTTTTTCAACATATGGATAATCTAGAGTGTTTGATACTGTAGCTCTTCCTTCGCTAACATAATTAATTATTTGACCACTTGGATTTCCTTCAGTGGGATTAATTGTTGAATAACCATTTACTATGCCAGCACCAATAATATGAATTGTTCCCATGAAAAAACCCTCGTTATTGAATAAAGTTTCTACCATCTCTACTGTAAGGATAGTACGCCATATCTCTAAAGCCAGCAAAAACTCTGAATGGAGTCATAATGGCTGCACCAGCAATTGTTCCATTTCTGTTTGCCTGATATTCTAGCTTAGTGTCATCATATACTGAACACCAGCCCTTTTCAAGCAATCTAAGCCTACCATCCATTGAGCCACGAAGATCAATAGAAGAACTACCATCTCTAATAGCAATTCCTTGACCAACAGATTTTCTAGTTTCTCCACGATCTATTAAACACGCTGCTTTTATACAAACTAAATTTATAAAATTTTCATCTCTAGTTGATTCTCTATCTACTGGACTTGGTTCAATAGTTAAAGCTTGAATATCAACTCTAAACTTACTAGGAAAATTTAATTCATTTGTAACTAATTGAGCAGCTACTGCCAAAACTTGCGTAAGTCTTTTGTCATTATATGTTTGTGGCGATGAAAGATCGTCTATCAAAACCCTTAACAGTGTTATGAATTCTGCTTGCCAGTACATAATCACCTCGTTATTTAGTAATAATTACAACTAATAATACACCGTATTCTAATCAGTAAATGGTGGAACGATTATAATATTGCCAACTACTAGGGTTATTATGTGACCATTTGACAAAACTGACCTAAATTCATAAGACCATCTACCAGCACCAATTTGTTGTAGTTCTTCATTGCTCAACTCAACTCTTAATGATGTTGTATTAAGCAATTGTGCTACCTTAGTAAATGTTGGCATTGAATCAATTATGAAACTAGTAGAAGAGCCAGTTAAATCTGGCCAATTTACAGAGGTTATATCTATAGATCTAGATTCTGCAACTAAATAATCATCAGTTAATCTTAACTCTATAGGATCTGCTGGATTAATCGGTATTGGATTTGTCAGTGTAGGAACTCCAGTTCCAGTAGAACTACACCTTGTGCTAACTTTAACATCTATATTTTCATACTCTTCTGGATTAATAGCTAAAGCACCAAGAAATTCAATCCCGCAATAAAATTTGATAGCACCTCTAAAAGATGCTGGTATTGTTGGAGTAAATAAAAAGTAGCCATTAGTTAAATTTACAAATCCAGTTGTATATGGAGTACTATAACTTGTTCCATTTCCGTTTATTAATTGTGCAGACAAAGTTGTACAATTTTCGTATTTTTTCCCAAAAGATAAGCTTATACCCATTTCAAATGCCATGTTAATCTCCAAAAGCAGGAGTTATAATTAAATTCCCAATGGTCAATGTCACAATATGCCCACTTAGAAAAATTGCCCTTATTTCGTAAGACCATCTTCCAGCACCAATAGTAGATAATTCAAGATGACCAAGCTCTAATCTAATTGTGGTTGTATTTATAGCTAAACAGTTTTTAACAAAGTTTATTTTACCATCTACAAAAAATAAAATTGTTAAATTATTTAATACTGGATAATCATTAGATACAAAATCTATAGCTCTTCCATCTATGTCATAGTAATCATCAGTAAGCCTTATTTCTATTTGATCGCCAGCGTTGTACTTTATTGAATTTATATTTGGGGCTAATGTTGTCGTAGTCGTAGTGGGCGAAACTGTTGTGGTGGTCGTTGTAGGTGCTGAAGTAGTCGTTGGACTAGCGGTAGTTGTAGTCGTTGTAGTAGGTGCTGCTGTCGTAGTTGTAGTGGTTGGTGCAGCAGTGGTTGTAGTAGTTGTAGTAGTTGTAGTAGTTGTATTTGGATCTGAAGTCGTTGTAGTGGTATTTGGGTCTGTAGTTGTTGTGGTTGCTTCAATCACATCAACCGTAAATGCAAAAGATGAACCATCATTCATGTAAAAATTTATTACATATGTTCCAACTGGAGGCGATATGAATTTATAATAAGCAAAATTATCAGATACACATGGATATTCTTGTTCATTTAAAAGATAGAATTTACTTCCAATTGTACCAGTAGTAACAAACTCCATTAAGGCATATTGATTATTTACCCTTTCATATATGCCATATGTGTTTTCTGGAGAAGGCAATGGATACCAAGGCCACTGAGTAACAGTGCTAAAATTTTCACTATTTATATTTACTTGATATATATCCCTAACCCTAAATTTAAGCTCTAATGTTTCTGAAATACCTATAGTAAACGATGTTTTAGGTGGAATTTCATCTTGATCAAAGTTATTTGGATCTACCCAATGAGCTAAAGAATAATCGCATTGTGGATTTGATGTTGTGCTAGTTGTAGTTGTGGTAGTCGTTGTAGTTGTGGTAGTCGTTGTAGTTGTGGTAGTCGTTGTAGTTGGAGCAGGAACACAAACACCATTTACACAATCTGGATAAGATTCTGGAGGACAATTATAACCACATGATCCACAATTATATTTGTCGCTTAGTATATCTATACATATTCCATTGCAACACGCTTCTCCTGCACCACAAACTATTCCACAATCACCACAATTATTTGTGTCATCTTTAAAATCTATTATTGTTCCATTGCAACATTTTTGAAAACTAGTAACAAGAGATGGATCTGGAAGACATTGACCTTGGCAACAAACATTTGGTGAAGCACAATAAGTGCCACATGAACCACAATTAAATGGATCTGACTCTAAATCTGCACAATAATTTGTAAAAACATCTCCATTTTGCGAACAACAATCTTGACCGCTTGGGCAAGCATTTCCACATGAACCACAAGTTGATCCAGATCTACCAGACACCAGTTGTCCATCACAACAAATCATTTGATCAACGCCAAATATGTTATAACAATTTCCACCACAACAATCCCAACCTGGTTCAAAACCACAAAAAACCCCATAACATGGATCAGGATTTGTAGTCGTTGTAGTCGTTGGACTAGCGGTTGTAGTCGTTGTAGTCGTTGGACTAGCGGTTGTAGTCGTAGTAGTTGTTGTAGTTGGTGCTGAAGTAGTCGTTGTGGTAGTTGGACTAGCGGTTGTGGTCGTTGTAGTCGTTGTAGGTGCTGAAGTCGTAGTAGTTGTTGTAGTTGGTGCTGAAGTAGTCGTTGTGGTAGTTGGACTAGCGGTTGTGGTCGTTGTAGTCGTTGTAGGTGCTGAAGTCGTAGTAGTTGTTGTAGTTGGTGCTGAAGTAGTCGTAGTAGTTGGTGCTGAAGTAGTCGTTGTGGTTGGACTAACGGTTGTGGTTGTTGTAGTAGGTGCTGAAGTAGTCGTTGTGGTAGTTGGACTAGCGGTTGTAGTCGTAGTAGTTGGTGCTGAAGTAGTCGTAGTAGTCGTTGTTGGACTAGCGGTTGTAGTCGTTGTGGTTGCATTTGGATCTGAAGTCGTTGTTACATAAGAATAACAAGGAGATTCAAAAGACTCATAAAACACAGTTCCATCATCAGTAGGAGAATCACAAATGCATGATTGAATACAATCTTGTAGTTGATACCAGTAGCCTGCTGGCCCCATCCATTCCCAAGTACAACCACCAAAACATGTTGTTGTTTCAGTACACACACCGTCTTTACATCTATATGGTGCAACACACACATTCCCACATGATCCACAATTATCATCATCAGACGATCCGGGGTTTCCTAGATTCCAATAGTCAAGAGAAATTGATCCATAAATACCATCACCATTAACATCGCAGCAGACCGTACCTTCTGGCACTGAATCACCACAAGATGCACAATTTTCATCTGTTCCTAATGGAACACAAGATCCATAGCAACATGCTTCTCCTTCCGCACAAATTATTCCACAACCACCACAATTGTTATTGTTAAATAACAAATCTGTACATTCTATTGATCCACCACCAGTAAAATTAGGACAACAATCTTCTTCAGGTGATGGCAAACATGCATCTCCACACTCACTACAATTATATCGATCTTTAGGTCTACAATTTCCAGCACAATTCCATTCCCCAGGAGCACAAGGATTTGGAGTAGTTGTAGTAGTGGTAGTGGTATTAGTAGTAGTGGGTTGTGGTGTGGTTGGATCTGGAGGTTCTGATGTAAGTGGTGTTCCAGTGGTAGAAGAAGTACTAGTTGTTGGTTCTTGAGTTGTAGTTGGGTATATACAAGGATAAGATACGACTTGACCTTCCGTTCCGTTAAAACTAGGGAATCCTTCGTATGAACAAAGACATGTGCCATCTTGTGGGCACGAAGATGTCTTTCTCCATTGTGTATAGTAGCCTGGTTCTCCAGGGCTTTCCCAACTCCACAACCAACTACAAGAAGATGATGTGCATGTACTAAAATCCCCATAAACCTTCAGTTCTTCATTCTCTTTCCAATTTAAACTTCCATCTTTTTCTATTGCTGTATAAGAACAATCACCAAAAAGAAAAACCTCACCTTCATAAGATGGATTAATGCCCAAGCTCAGTAGATCAACACAATTAGGCATCTTTAACCCTTAAGAATTGGGTTATTATTTTTAGATTGAAAATAATTCATTTTGTACAAACCCACTTGTATATATGTAAGTACACTCATTGCTATTTAATACGGTATACTCTACAGCAACAATGGTGTCATTTGTGTAAATAATTTCATTCTGCATTAACAGTTTCCTTTTTATTCCTTTTAAGTTCATGCAACTCTCTAGTATTTAACAGTATCTGATTAAGTATGTCCATAGTGTTTTCTTGGCTTTTGACCACACTTTCTAGTCCACTTTCTAATCTATCTATAAATTTGATGTGTCTATCATGCAAAGGGAGGATGATCTTCTCACCCAACCAAGTAGATGCTCTATAGGTTGTCCAAACAAAGAATATTAAAAAACTACAAGAAACACCTAATCGTTCAATTAATAGGATAAAGTCTTTATCATCCATTGTTCTAACCCCCAAATAATGTAGTTGTGCCTACATTAAATTACACCTGTCACTCCAACTTCTGTGGCATTCTCTACTACCTTTCTTTTTTCTGCGTATATACCAGCTAAAACTGAGCGAGCTTGCCCATATTCTAGTAGAACACCAGTCATTTCTTGTATAGATGAGAAAACAACAGGCGTATTATCCATGCTAATTAGGTTAGGAAGTTCTAGGCCCAATGCTGCTGCTTCTTTTGCAAGAGAAAACACACCTACAAGAAGTGCCACATCAGAGGGGGAAATGCCTAAACGATAGCCACGACCAGAATCCCAACCAACTTTTTCTAAAGCTGCCCATTCATTATCTATATTTTGAAATGACCATGCCTTTGCTTGAGAGAGAGCATCTGGGGGTGCAGCAGCTATATAATCCCATGTTTGATCAGAGAGTTTAGATATAAATTTGCCAATTTCTGAGTCAAGTAAAACTGGCATGGTTATATTTCTTGAAACACCATCTGAATTTGTTTTAATCAGATTGATGTTATATATATCCTCTGTTGCTATTCCAGAGTTATCTATCCTATTTGTCAGTATGATACTTAAGCTTAACATTTTTGCTCCTATGCTTTTATGATGAAATTAACAACTATCGCTGGTGGAATAATCCCGAATGCGGTTCCACCTCCAGTACTGGAATTTGTAACAGTATGATTATGATTAGTGCTTTCAGTTCCAGTAGTAGTAGTATGATTATGATCTTGATTAGCTGCTTGCGTATTAGGCGTTCCATTAGCACTTCTATTATTACCATCTCTTAAGCCATATGATCCAAACGATCCCACATTTCTTCCCCAACCATGTGTGTGATCAACAGATACTCCACCACTTGTTCCTGAGTGTGTATGGGTTGCACTTTCTGTTTGCGTAGAAAAATTGTTGGCGTGAGTGTGAGAAGCCATATTAGCTTCGGATAAAGCAACTGTTTCTGCTCCTACATTTGACCCTAAAGTTCTAGTAGTTAGAGAAGTACCTGTTCCTGCACAAATTGGAATCCTGCCTCTCATATCAGGCAAAGTAAAAGTGTCATTAGAATTGCCAGCACCAAAAGTTGTTCCTATTACTTTAAATAAATCGCCATAAGCTTTTCTGCTAACAGTACTTCCATTGCATAAAAGCCATCCGTTAGGAACTACAGATCCAGCAAAAAATCTTATAACACCAATAGGAGTAATGGATGATTGTAAACCTTGAAAGGAGCTACCTTTAGGGGAGTTAGTTGGTATCGAATTATAAGAAAAAGATCCAGCCAATTTTCACCTATATCTTTATAATAAAATTAACAACTATGGATGGAGGCATAATACCAAATGCTGTTCCGCTACCCGTGTTAGAGTTGGTCATCGTGTGTGTATGAGTAGCACTTTGAGTTCCTGTTGTAGTAGCATGATCATGATTTTGCTGAATGCCACCAGTATTAGGTTGACCAGAACTACTAGCTGTTGCTGAATCAAATAATCCATACGAACCAGATGTACCCGCAGTATGACTAAAGTAGTGATTGTGATTTGTGCTTTCACCTCCACTTGTACCAGTGTGTGTATGTGTAACACTTTCTGTTCCAACTGAAGCAGTATGAGTATGAGAAGGCAAATTAGTTTCTGCTAATGTTGCTGTTTCTGCACCAACAGTTCCTGCCAATGACCTTGTAGTTAAATTAGAACCAGAACCAACACCAATGGGCATTCTACCCCTCATGTCTGGCAAAGTAAATGTACTATTAGAATTGCCAGAGCCATAAGTAGTGCCTATAATTTTAAACAAATCACTAAAAGCTATTCTGCTTACAATACTTCCATCACAAATTAACCATCCAATTGGAGCAACAGCACCAGCAAACATTTCTATTACACCAGTTGGTACGATTGGTATTTTTATAGGCTCAAACGAACTACCTTTAGGAGAATTAGTAGGTATCGCATTATAGGAAAAAGATCCAGCCAATTTTCACCTATATCTTTATGATAAAATTAACACCTATTGACGGTGGCATAATTCCAAATGGCGTTCCGCTACCTGTGTTTGAATTAGTGACTGAATGTGTATGCGTAGCACTTTGAGTTCCAAATGTAGTTGCATGAGTATGCCCAACAGAGTTTCCACCTGTTAATGGTGTTCCCGAACTGCTACCAGTAAGCGTATCTATAATACCGCTAGTAGCTCCAGTGGTTCCTATGGGTCTTCCATAACTGTGAGTATGATTTACACTTTGGCCACCGCTTGTGCCTGTGTGAGTATGGTTAGCACTTTGTGTTCCAACCGTAGCGGTATGAGTATGTGGTGGAAGATTTGTTACTGCTAATGTTACTGTCTCTGCACCCAAATTCGCCCCTAAAGTTCTGGTTGTCAAAGATGTGCCTGTTCCAGCACCTATGGGTAATCGCCCTCTCATATCTGGTAATGCAAATGTAGTATTGGAATTGCCAGCCCCATATGTAGTTCCAATAACTTTAAATAAATCGCCATAAGTCTTTCTGCTAACAGTACTTCCGTCACATATAAGCCACCCATTTGGAGCAGTAGAACCAGCAAACATTTGAATAATACCAGACGATATAGTAGTTTCTTGGACTGCTTGAAACGCAGAACCTTTTGGAGAATTGCTTGGTATCATGCCATAGTTAAACGCTCCAGCCATTAATAACTTCCCCCCATTACACAAACTTGCAATGCAGTAGTACTAGCAGTAGTAGTAACACTAACAGAGGCAAAAAGTTTAAATGTAGATGGTAAAACAAGAGGGTTAGCAAAAGTCAATGTGGTAGTAAATCCAGCAACAGTAGTCGAAGGAGTTACAGCAGTCACAAGTATTTCCGTGAATAAGAAAGCTGTAGTTCCATCCCATACCCATATGCCTACAATATTACCAGCGGTAGGTGCAGTAAAAGAAGTAGAACAAGCATTGACTTGGATGCTATCAATTCTTAGGCCATTAGTAGAAGTCGGCACAACTTCGATGATGTTAGCTGCTGCAAGACTAGCCGTTGCTGTTGGTCCTCTAGTTGTACATGCTGTTTGTGCTGCAAGTGTTTTTGCAACAAAGTATGGGGCTTGAGCGAATATTGGTGTTGCTGTCACTGGCATAGTTATAAACCTCCAAAGTTAGTTGCTAAGAAAATTGTGTCTGCGGTTCCAGTTGTTCCCTGATTTCCCTGTGATCCCTGATTTCCCTGTGATCCTTGATTGCCTTGTGACCCTTGATTACCTGTGGTTCCAACGACTCCTTGATTACCTTGGTTTCCCTGAGAACCTTGTTCTCCTTGGTTTCCTTGAAATCCTTGCTCTCCTTGATTACCTTGCGATCCCTGTTCCCCTTGGTTTCCTTGATCGCCTTGCGATCCTTGGTCACCCTGTGATCCTTGATCACCTTGTGATCCTTGATCACCTTGTGATCCTTGGTAACCTTGATCGCCCTGCCATCCTTGATCTCCCTGATGACCTTGCCAGCCTTGATGACCTTGATCACCTTGTTCGCCTTGCCAACCTTGATCGCCTTGGTGACCTTGAAATCCCTGTCTTCCTTGAAACCCTTGGTTGCCTTGATTTCCAATAATACCTTGTAACCCTTGATTTCCTTGAAAACCTTGTCTTCCTTGAAATCCTTGTTCTCCTTGAAAACCTTGATTTCCAACAATTCCTTGAAAACCTTGTCTGCCTTGAAATCCTTGAGATCCTTGAGATCCAACAGATCCTTGAACTCCTTGTTCCCCTTGAAATCCTTGATTTCCTTGGTTTCCTTGATTGCCTTGATAACCTCTAAAACCTTGATATCCTTGAAACCCTTGAGATCCTTGAGATCCTTGAGATCCTTGAAAGCCTTGGAAACCTTGATTTCCAGTTCCAGTTAGACCTTGAAAACCTTGTCTGCCTTGATTTCCTTGGTTGCCTTGATTGCCTGTTAACCCTTGAAAACCCTGTCTACCTTGAAAACCTTGATTGCCTATTAATCCTTGAAAACCCTGTCTGCCTTGGTTGCCAGTACTTCCAGATAAACCTTGATCGCCTTGGTTTCCTGTTACTCCAACAACTCCTTGATTGCCTTGAAATCCTTGTGAACCTACATCTCCTTGATCTCCTTGGTTTCCTTGATTTCCTTGATCTCCTTGACTTCCCTGATAACCTTGATTGCCTTGATTACCTTGATATCCTTGATCACCTTGATTACCTTGATCCCCATAAAATCCTTGATTACCCTGCGATCCTTGATCTCCTTGTTCTCCTTGATTACCTTGCGACCCTTGATCTCCTTGATCTCCTTGATCTCCTTGATCACCTTGACTTCCTTGATAACCTTGAAAACCTTGAAAACCAGTTGTACCTATTTCTCCTTGAAAACCTTGATTTCCTTGATCGCCCTGTTGTCCTTGCTCACCTTGAAATCCTTGCTCTCCTTGATTTCCTTGAAAACCTTGCTCTCCAACAATTCCTTGAAAGCCTTGGTTACCTTGATTACCTTGATTACCTTGAAAACCTTGTGGTCCAGCAACACCTAGTCCAACCCAACCAGTATCGTTGTAAACCCATGTCTTACCATCAAATGTATAAGTGTCATTATTATCAGGATTAATAGGAAAATTTATTGGCATATCGTATTTCCTAAGTTTTTATTATGTAGTTTAATGCTATGCTTGGTTGCATGTTATCATGAGAATAACCGCCACCAGTATTGTTGGCATTGCTTATAGATGGCGTAAAAGTATGTGTATGATTAAGGTTAGGACTATCTCCAACTGTACAATATTGTCCATACTCTGAACCACCAGAAACTATAAGTCTTCCTTGGTAACCACCACCAAGACCACCACCAAACCCATAAGCCCCTCTTCCTATCTGAGTGCCAGCAACCCAAACCGCAGAGTGTGAATGCACTTGATTAGCAGACATACCACCAGTGCTACCACCATATACAACATTAGGATGACTATGTGCTGGTATTTGAGTGTAATTTAAAGTAACTGTTTCTGTACCTACTTTAACAGCCAAGCCTCTAAGAGTTAATCCAGTTCCTTGCCCAACACCAATTATTGTTCTGCTTCTTAAATCTGGTACTCCAAATGTGCTACTTCCATTTCCATTATCATATATGCTTCCTATTACAGCAAAAAGAGCAGCATAAGTAGTTCTAGAATAAGTATTTGTACCATCACACAGTAACCATCCAGCAGGAGCAGTAGTACCAGCAAAAGCAATTATTGATCCTGTTGGAGTTGAGCTAACTGCTGGAGAGCTAGTCCAAGAAGAACCATTACTTGTAAGTACATTCCCACTTGTTCCAGCCGAAGTAAGTCCAGTTCCACCAGAACCAACAGCAAGAGTCGTTGATAGACCGCCAGCAGTAATTGAACTTTGATTTATCCAAGATGGAGCAGATGAACCATTTGATTTTAAAACTTGACCACTAGTTCCTGCTGCTAAAATTGCTGTTGAACTTGTTCCAGATTGATATGGAATACCACCTATAGAACCACCAGAAATATTTATTGCTGTTGTAGCTACACCAGTAGTATTTTGATTAAGTGTAGGTATATCGGCAGGAACTAAAGATCTAAAAGATGGAACACCAGTAGAACCATTTGGGGAAGCAAGTACAGTATTTCCAGATTGATTTACAAATGTAACTGTGAAAGTTCCAGCATTTATAACTGGCGATCCAGAAACATTGAATATGGCTGGTGCAGATAATGATACAGAGGTCACAGAACCACTAGATTGAAAACCTTGGTTACCTTGATTGCCTTGATTACCTTGAAACCCTTGATTTCCATTGTTTCCAGTCGATCCTTGTGATCCAGTACCACCAGATGATCCCTGATTACCTTGGTAGCCCTGATTACCAAGAACCCCTTGAAATCCTTGTCTGCCTTGAAAACCTTGTTCTCCTTGTAAGCCCTGATTTCCTTGAGATCCTGTCGTTCCAACAGTTCCTTGAAATCCTTGATTTCCTTGATTTCCTTGAAAACCTTGAGATCCAGTTATGCCCTGTCTTCCTTGGTTGCCTTGGTTCCCTTGAGATCCAACAGAACCTTGAATACCTTGATTTCCTTGGTTCCCTTGAGATCCAATAGATCCTTGAATGCCTTGACTTCCTTGACTTCCTTGACTTCCTAAAATGCCTTGAAATCCTTGTGGCCCTCTTACAAGACTCACATTCTGCCAATACACTGGGGATGAACCAGTATAAATCAAACCATCGCCTATAGATGCTGTGCCACCAGTTGGATTAGGACATGCCTGAGTAGCGGTTCCTTGACTTACATTTGTGACGATCCACATATCGCCTAAAGATGCACCAACAGTTTCATTGTTAAATATATTTTCCCATGTTTCTGAACCTTGAATGGTTACACCAGAACCAGATGTTCCTTGATATCCTTGATATCCCTGATATCCTTGATAACCTTGATCACCTTGCTCTCCTTGGTATCCTTGATTTCCTTGAAAGCCTTGATTTCCTTGAAAACCTTGATCGCCTTGTTCTCCTTGATCACCTTGATTTCCTTGATCTCCTTGAAATCCTTGATATCCTCTAATTCCTTGATAACCTTGTTCTCCTTGACTGCCTTGTTCCCCTTGTTCTCCTTGTTCTCCTTGATTTCCTTGAAATCCTTGATCACCTTGCAGTCCTTGATTACCTTGTTCGCCTTGAAAACCTTGATAGCCTTGATCGCCCTGATAACCTTGATCTCCTTGTTCTCCTTGATACCCTTGATCTCCCTGATATCCAATTTCTCCTTGATAACCCTGATCGCCCTGATAACCTTGTTCTCCCTGATCTCCTTGAACCCCTTGAGATCCTTGAAGACCCAAATCTCCTTGGTATCCTTGATAACCTTGGTTTCCTTGTTCTCCCTGTTCTCCTTGATTTCCCTGTTCTCCTTGAAATCCTTGGTATCCTTGTAAACCTTGATTTCCTTGAAATCCTTGTTCTCCTTGAAATCCTTGATCTCCTTGATTGCCCTTCTGAACCAATAAAGTCCATCCGTTATTAGGAGGTGTCGCCCCTAAAGACCAACTTCCAACATTTGTTAATTGATAAACAGAACCTTGATATGTAACTGCATCATTTAAGATATAAGTGGTTAAAGAAGACCATGTGCCAGTATAAGTGTAAGGTATATCGCCTTGATTGCCTTGGTGTCCTTGATAACCTTGATTCCCTTGTTCTCCCTGATAGCCTTGATTTCCTTGAAAGCCTTGTTGTCCTTGGTATCCTTGTTCACCCTGATAACCTTGATCTCCCTGTGATCCTATGCCACCCTGATCCCCCTGTTCTCCTTGAAAACCTTGCAAACCTTGTTCGCCCTGTTCTCCTTGAAAACCTTGAAAACCAGCACCTTGAAAACCTTGTTCTCCTTGATTTCCTTGTACACCTTGTGTGCCTTGATTTCCTTGACTTCCTTGGAAACCAGCACCTTGAAATCCTTGTTCGCCTTTTGCACCTACAAATTGAACCCACTGCGAACTATCTGAATCTACAACATATATGTAAAAAATACCAGTTGATGTATCTATCCATAGATCACCAGCAGTTGGCGATAATGGAGCAGTTGGACTTGCGGTATAGACACCTCTATTTATGCCTTGATAACCCTGTTGCCCCTGTTCTCCCTGATACCCTTGATATCCTTGATAGCCAGTATCGCCCTTATCACCAGTTCTTGCAAAAGTGAGCAATACTTCATCGTCATTAGAAAATGTTCCGCTTCCAGATAAATAAGAAATTGTAACATCAAAGAAACTAGGTTCTTCTTCTGAGGAATTGCTTATGGTATAAAGTGCAAATACTGTAGAGTCATTTTTCTTAGATAATTTAAAGTGGCCCTTCATCGTGCTTGTTGAAGCAGAGATCGTAGCTAAGAATAGAGAAAGATCTATGTTTGCATTATTTGGATTATCATCAATTATAACATGCGTAGCTGATGCAAGAGAAGCATTGTTAAATCTTATGTAGTTATCGCCTGGGTCGTTAATTGAATAATTATTTGTATCTATTTTATATTCAACTGTTACACCGCCAAAACTACCAGTTGATCCCTGATATCCTTGGTCACCTTGATTTCCATAATTGCCTTGATCGCCTTGTGATCCCTGATCACCTTGATTTCCCTGTTCTCCTTGATTGCCTTGATCTCCTTGTGAACCTTGTTCACCCTGCCAACCTTGATCGCCTTGATTTCCCTGTTCTCCTTGAAATCCTTGGTCGCCCTGATTTCCTTGAAAACCCTGTTCTCCTTGAAATCCTTGCTCACCTTGAAAACCTTGATCGCCTTGATTTCCTTGGAAACCTTGCTCACCCTGATTACCTTGTTCTCCTTGGAATCCTTGATCACCCTGTGAACCTTGTTCACCCTGCCAACCTTGATTTCCCTGATCTCCTTGAAATCCCTGTTCTCCTTGATTTCCTTGGAATCCTTGTTGACCTTGAAAACCTTGATCTCCTTGACTACCTTGAAATCCTTGATCACCCTGTTCACCTTGATTTCCTTGATGGCCTTGTTCGCCTTGATTTCCTTGAAAACCCTGTTCCCCTTGATTACCTTGAAATCCTTGCTCACCCTGATTTCCTTGTGAGCCTTGATTTCCTTGAAACCCTTGGTCGCCCTGATTTCCTTGTGAGCCTTGATTGCCCTGATTGCCTTGTAGCCCTTGTTGACCTTGATTTCCTTGAAAGCCTTGAAAACCCTGTTCGCCTATTACCGGCACTACGCTGACAGTTGTTCTTACAAACGAATAATATGCGGTTCCTTCGGTATACCATTTCAAAGAGTGAGAAGTACTATCATCGTTATTTGCATAAATCTTAACAATCATGCGATTGGTAGGATCTATAGTCGTTGTTGTTAACACTAAATCCATTAAGGCTTCTACTGCATTAACAGAATCAGTCCACCCTATCATTGGAGCATTTGTTGATAATATTGGCCCTATTGGAGTTCCAGTAGAGTTTGCTAATTGTATTGTAATATAAGTTTGAATGTGGTCGTTTGAAGCTTGCTTTAGAAAGTGTTGGTGGAATAACTGAGATCCACCTGGTATAACTGAAAACCCTAATTGTGGCGTTATGAAACTAGCGATAAGTATATTGTCTGTGCTTCCAGCCAATGATGTTGTTACCATCTGTTGGGCTGTAGCAATTGGGGTTATAGAAAGTTCTTTATATCCAGCCACATCAGATGCTACAGAGTAATTAAAATAGTATGTCTCTCCAGTAGACTCGCCTCTATATCCTTGATTGCCTTGATATCCTTGCAATCCCTGTTCACCCTGATTTCCTTGTTCGCCTTGAAATCCTTGATCTCCTTGATTTCCTTGTTGTCCTTGAAATCCTTGATAGCCTTGATCTCCTTGATAGCCTTGATCACCTTGAATACCTTGTTCACCTTGATAACCTTGGAACCCTTGATGGCCTTGAATTCCTTGTTCCCCCTGCTCTCCTTGAAAACCTTGTTCTCCTTGATGACCTTGAATTCCTTGTTCACCTTGAAATCCTTGGTTGCCTTGGAACCCTTGTTCGCCTTGAAAGCCTTGATCACCTTGAAAACCCTGTTCGCCCTGATCGCCTTGTAATCCCTGTTCACCTTGGAACCCTTGTTCTCCTTGATTTCCTTGAAGACCTTGGTCGCCCTGTTCACCTTGTAAACCTTGTTGACCTTGGTATCCTTGATAGCCTTGGTCACCTTTCTGAGCAATTAATGTCCAAAAAGTTCCTTCTACGGGGGTATCTCCAAGATTGCCACCGTTAGCATGAATGCGATACCAAGTTTGCCCTAAATAAGTTGCTATATCACCTATGGCATATGATGCACCACCACTATAAGCACCTGTGAAATTCCATAATGCATCTGATCCTTGATTGCCTTGCTCACCTTGGTTGCCTTGGTTGCCTTGGTTGCCTTGATAACCTTGATTTCCTTGGTCGCCTTGAAAACCTTGGTCACCTTGATTTCCTTGATTTCCTTGAAACCCTTGATCGCCTTGATCGCCTTGCGAGCCAACAATACCAATAGACAGAGTAACAAAATCTTCGTTGTTTATTACTCCATATGTACTAACTAGTGCCACATTAAATATTACATAACTTCCATCTTCAGTATCGTTTGTTGCAGTACCATCTACGCAAGAAGTTATTTGATAAGTAACATATGTTGAAGGATTTGCTTGACTTGTTAGGGTTAAATAACCACTCTGAATACTTAAGAATAAATCATGTAGTGTAGTATTTAATCCGTATGGATTATCATCTACTTTAACTTGAGTGGCCGAAGTAAAAGGATCAGCATTAAAACTTATATAATCATTGGTAGGGTCAAGATCTGTAAGAGTTGTTGTGTTTACCTTGTATGTCCAAGACAATGCACCAATTCCACGCTCACCTTGAAATCCTTGTTCTCCCTGATTTCCTTGGAAACCTTGTTCACCTTGATCCCCTTGTGAACCCTGTTCTCCTTGATTTCCTTGAAAACCTTGAAAACCTTGAAAACCTTGAGTGCCCTGATTGCCTTGCTCGCCTTGAAATCCTTGCTCGCCTTGATTTCCTTGATTTCCTTGAAATCCTTGTTCACCCTGTGATCCTTGGTCGCCTTGATTTCCCTGTGATCCTTGATCTCCTTGTAAACCTTGTTCACCTTGAAATCCTTGATCGCCTTGATCGCCTTGAAACCCCTGATTGCCTTGATCACCTTGTTCCCCTTGTTCGCCTTGAAATCCTTGATTTCCTTGATTTCCTTGATTTCCTTGTAACCCTTGTTCGCCTTGAAATCCCTGTTGTCCTTGAAGCCCTTGATTGCCTTGGTGTCCTTGTTCACCTTGATTTCCAGAATCTCCCTTATCTCCAGTCCTTGCAAAAGTTAAAAGAACTTCATCATTATTTGAAAATGTTCCATTTCCAGATAGATAAGAAATAACAACATCAAAAAAACTTGGTTCTAATTCTGTTGAAGAACTTATTGTGTAAAGAGCAAATACTGTAGAATCACTTTTCTTGGATAATTTAAAGTGACCCTTCATTGTGCTTGTTGATGCGGAAATGGTATTTAAATATAAAGAAAGATCAATATTTGAGTTGTTTGGATTATCATCAATAATTACATGTGTAGCT